AACAGATGATGACTTTCAATTAGCTGTATACCAACACCTTCATCAGACATGTATTGATCTTTAACACCATCAAAGGCATTATCGGTCTTAATGTTTGTCTGATACATAGATGGACGATAAACTGCATGGAATAGATTCTCATCAGATACAACTGCCATGTACTTGTTATATGGTCCACGTAATGCTGGAGTTGGAATCAACTGCAACATTCCATGAGGTGTCTCAAGTACACGATAATTGAAACCAAGAGCATCACGCTTCATATCTCCAAGAGAAACTGTCCAACCTGAGTTGCCAGCAATTCCTGAAGAACCAGCCATTTTAGACCAGTAACCCAAAGCACCAGCGCCACAAAAAGCACGCTTTAAACCTGATTCTGGTACGTACTGGAATACTTTTTCCATGTCATCTACAAAATCTCCATAGCCGTAGCTTGAGGAAACTGTAAAGTTGTTCTGGTCATCGCCTGAACTAATAGCATAGTTCTCCAATGCGGAGATAATACCATAAGTTGTACGAACAAGATTGCCATCTGAATCTAATGCAACACCATCTGCAAATGTTTCATCAGGTGTTCCGTCTGGACCTGCTTCACCAAGTCCTGTACCACCAAAACGAACACCAAAAAGAAATGCTTTCTCTTTTTGCATCTTGTGTTCTTGCGCCTTTTGCCTACGCAATCTTGCTAGTTCAGAAGACTCTCCACGAAGAACTGCTGCTTCCAGAGTTCCTGTAACTTGCAGAGGGGTCTTAAAGATCTGACAAGAATTGTAAACAACCTGCAATTCATCTGACCATGCATCTGGAGCAGAGGAACCCTCGCCCTGTGCATTGCCAACGACTAGAAAGATGTCATTGTTAGCCAAAGCAATATCATTGCCAGTTGAAGTCCATAAACCAGTAATAACAATTACTGTTGAACTTGTAACTGATTGAACTCTGATAAGGGCTTTTTTACTTCCATAGCCAGTTGTCCATACTTCTGCGATGATACCTTTTAAGCTATCGTCTATACTGATATTGGTTGGTGTATCTACTGTCACAGTTGTGGTAGTAGTACCATCAGAATCAATATCGTCAGTATCGCTATTACATAGCCATGTTTGCTTTACCCAAGGATTACGATGTTCAAACATCTTAAACGTTGGATCTGGAACTTTTCGCATTTCCTGATTACTAATCAATGTAGTAAACGGAGCAACGTCTGTCCAAAGCTCCCTAGTTACCTGCGGATCAACGTAAAAATTTCGTCGATCCGTATAAAGTATACTAGAAGCTCCATCATTATATAGCTGCTTTTCTGTAGCTGCCATTTTATTCTCCTTTTATTTTAGTTTACTTTATAACTATTACCTCCCCAGTAAAGCATCACTAAATAATTGCTCTTCAGTTCTAGGCTGTTCAGCTTGTCCTGTCTGCACTGCTGCAGTTTTAGGAACCGCTAAACGACCTGCTTGATTCTGCATCTCTTCAGTACGCTGTTTTACTACTGGGTTGGGATTAGTTCTTAATTCAAACAACTTGGCTAAATTGTCAAGAGTAAGGTTATCAGGATTCTGCGACCATTCTACAAACTGTGCAGCTTTTTGATTATCATAACCAAAATTGTTCACAGCGTGACTCATGGCTTGAGACTGTACCATACGTAGCTGTTGCTGTTGCATCTGCTGTTGGTACTGTGCCTGCATTTCCTGATCCCGTACCTGATCTTTCTTTGTGAGAAAGTCAATGTACTGGTCCCTGTATGACTCTTTAGCTATTCGATACCTAAAGGAATCCGATTCAGGATCATTATAAGCATCGACCTCATTGTATGAATGTGGTCTTTCAGGTGCTGTAGGCTCCTTCAATGAAGGCTCTTGGAGTCCTTGCGGGTGTCCTTGAGCTTGTCCGTTGGAGGGCGAGCCTTGCTGGTCAGCGTTTTGGGGTACTGTATTAGTCTTGTAGTAATCCAATTCGCTCCGTAAAGCTCTTAGCTCTCCCTTGGCTTTGTCAGCTTGTGATTGCCAATATTCAAAACGAGTTGAGTCGTCTCTGGGGGAGACTTCGTTTGTTTGTTCTTCCGTGATTGGTTCGCCCGTACCTACAGGATTTTCTGTAGGTATCTCCCCCATAGGGATACTGGGTTGCTCTGTTTGCAATCCAGCGTTCTCTACAACGGGACGATCAGCTTCACGTGTTTCTAAGATATTCTCCATTTTATTTCCTTTGCGATTTGGTTATTTCCAGCAACCGCTTTCTTCAAGTTTAATATTTACTCTTAACCTTTTTATTGGTTTTCTTTGCATACTTTTTTGCAGCTTGTTTGCCTTTTTTAGTATACGAAAATTTTTTCTTTCCTACTTTTGGCATTATCTAAAATCCTCTGGCATCATTGTATTGCCTTGAGGTAAATCTTTTGTAAAAGGATTAAATACTTCATTTAATATTGACTCATCTAACTTAAAACCATATGGTTCTAAGTTTTCTCTTTTCATTATTTCTGCAACTTCTTTTACAGACATATCTGGTTTAATAATGTTATTACCAGCAGCAACTCGTAAAGCTCCTATAGAATAACCTATATCGCCATCTCCATATTGTTCAATTGTTGGATTCATAATATCTTGATGTTTGTTATATAGATCCATAGTTACAGTTTGTTTATCTCTTAATCTTTTGTTCCATCCGGTAAACTGCTTTAATCTACTAGGCTCTGGATAAGAAGTAAAAGTTTCTCCTTTTCCTTCATTTAAAAGAGCCATAGCTCCCATTCCTCCACCAATCATTCCTAATGTGCCTTTTAAATAACTCATTATTCCTCTATGCTTAGAATTTCTTCATTTAAGCGTCTCTGAGTATTGCGTCTTTCATCAAAATCTTCTATATCTTCTTTAGCACTCTTAAGCTCATCTTGTAATCTTGTCTGGTAGAGTTTTGCAGCCATTTCGACTTTAGCCTCTGCTTTAGCCAGTTTCTTTTCAAATTCTTTTACTTCTACACGCTTTCTATCATGTAAGGACTCTCTTTGTGCTGTCTGCAGATCTCCCTTGAGCTTTTTGATTTCTTCAGACTGAGCCTGCATCTGCTGTTGCATTTTCTGCATCTGTCCCGCCCTCTCTAACACACCTTCCATATCTGCAACATCAGTCTGCTTAAGAACTTCAATCTGATCAATAAGACCGCTTTGATATAACTGCATATAGTACTCAAACCTTGCCCAGCGATTAGATGGAAGAGTTGAGCCTGATAACACAACAACATCATATTTACCAATAGTAATATCATTTATTTTGCCAATAAGATTTCCAACGTCATCATATAAAGGACTATTCACCTGCATCTCTAATGGTCTGTTATTCGGCTGCATTAGCCTGAATACCTTTTGATCGGTATAAACAAACTGTATTAACTGAACTACAACCCTGGCAAGCTGATTTATACATTCTTCTATATCATCACGCTTGGATTTAATTCTCCTTTGCCCATATTCATCTAAGGCTACAGTCCCTTTAAAAGTTTGGGGTGCAGAGCCGACATCGCCTTGCATAAGTGCATAGATACCGAGGATTCTTTCAATATCGGCTCTTGCGTCAGCCTCATTCTTATACAGCTCGTTAGGTAAAGGGACTGGACCTGCAACAATGGGCTTCCCCAATTCTGGATCAAATTCTATTACTGCTGTACCTGCTTTTCCCCATTCTTCTTCTAAATGCTGTTTATCCATGCTTCCACGTGGTATAAGAAGTTTAACATTGGTCGAACTGGATGCATGAGCTACAATCAGGGATCTTATCTTATTAATATACTCCTGCAAGCCTTTCACCAGTCTTACATCACTCATTGGATAAGGATTCCTGTTAAAACCATTCATAAATGGAACAACAGGGTAATCTTCGATTGGCAGGTCCACCATAAACAACTGTACATCACCCACGCTGACACATTGCTGTATCTGGGTCATCTCTATCTCATTTACCATGATACCGCCATCTTCTATAAGGTCAGCCTTGGTTAAAACATCAATGGTAGTAGTACTTCCGGGAATAGAGCCTTGATGCTCTTCACCTGCCATAGGGGACGGCTGACCAGTCATTGGATCAAGCATAAGGTGATATGTATTACCAAATTGCTTTTGTATTTCCATATAAGTACTGACATTATTCTTATCCGTATGAACGGTTTGCTCACCCGCATTGGTGATTAAAACTATAGGTTCTTGTTTGTATTCCTCAAAATCTACTTCATTTAAAATTTTCTGTTCATCGCTTAATGGATCATATATCTTGTAGTATGGTCGTCTTATTTTACTATAGCGTTCAAATAACTCTAACTCACGCTCATCAGTAATAGTGGTCCCGCTTATACGCCTCTTTAGAGTAACATCCTCACTCTTAAGAGCATATCGTGATTCTGATGCTATATTAATATAATTTGTTTCAGCAGCTTCACGTATATGATCTTCAAACTCTGGATATGTCTCTATAAGCTGTGTCTGAGATATTATCTTACCAACAATGATATGTGCAGCGTCTCTGGCAAAAGGATCTTTGGAGCTGGGGTCTATATATAATTCCAGAGGGTCAATAGATTTTAACTTAACTTCCCCAGCCCCAAAATCAGCATCTGGGTCAATATGTGCCATCATAACGCCCATACCCTTCACATAATAATCATCAATAGCCTGTTTTAATTCTACATTGCCATTGGAATGATCCCAGATGTAAGCCATTAGGTCAGAGAACATCCTACCGACTTTAGCATCGCTATTCTCTCTCGCTGTGGACTGAAATTTTGGATTATTAGATGTGAGCATTGCTTTTGCCTGCTCAACTGCACTATATACTACATTAACAACCAATGGCTCTTGTGCTCTCTTCCTGAGAGCTGATACTTGATCATCTGTCCATTGCTTGCCGTTTCGGAACTCATTATCCTCAACTGCTTGTTTAACCCAGTTCTGCCTAGCAGACGAATAGTCTGATAGCAGGTCTTGGGTTAGCTGTACTTCTTCTGTTTTAGTCTTATTACCGTGCAAAGTATGTGAAAAGGGTTAATTGACTAATTAATCAGTACTTAAACTATTACTTCAAGTAAAAGTTCCTAAATTAAGCTATCTTCCAGCTTATATCCTGATCTTCATTATAAGTATAACGAATCTTTTTTTCTTTTACAACACTTTTATGATTAGGAGGGTAACATTTTTTCATAGCATAGAATAATCCATCTAAAAGGTCATCATGCTTACCTCTTGGATAGAGTAGAAGCTCATCATAGAGTTCAGTCATTTCTTTTAGCATATACATCTTCTTTTGTGCAAAGTATGGCTGCATAGTCTCAAGTCTTGATGATTTACTTGTTCTTGGGCTTTCTTTAATCTCTAAACCCGATATGAAGATCTTTTCTTCATCACATCGCTGACGAAGGTATTCCCTAAGCATTTCCTGATAGCCTACACTCTCTACCCTTACCTTTACAGGCTTAAATAGCTTAAAGTACTCTATAATGCTTTCAGCAAGTTGCATGGGAGTTGCCCTTTGGCGGTAATACTGGAGAATATACCTGTTATTGTTTTCGTCTACTGCAACAGGCATGATTACAGAGTAATCTGCCGTTTTGCGTACCGAAGAAGCAGGATCAACCCCCATGAATAGATTAACGGGAAACTCTTTATCCCCATCAGTTAAATAATGGTTATTATTATTATCAAATTTTAGTTTATAGCTATGATACTGAATATAGTCCTGTTTGAATAACTGGTCTTCATCTCCAGTGATTTGGCACATATACTCACGGTAAAAGACTGAAGTCCTGCCTATAGAGTCCAATTCTTCTTTTTTTTGTATTAATTTTTTTACAGGCTGCCATTCTTCCCATAGGGCTTTATTATTATCTATATCGGGGCTGAAATGCATATTCTTCCAGCCTTTCATGCCCTTTAAGACTTCAACCATGCATCTTTGGTGCTGTGGAGTGCCAATAACACATATCTTCCCTTTTTGAGGGTCCAGTGAAGGTACAGCACTCTGTAACAGCCATCTCAGGTTCTGTTCCATAGCTTCGGCTGTTTTGGTATTATTCTCATCTTCAGGATCATCTACTATAATAAGCGTAGGACGCTGTGAGCCAACTTTAATACCACGTAACTGCTGTCCCGTGCCCTTGCAGATAATCATAGAACCGTCCTTTAGCTCTATCTCGCTTTTAGCCCATTGCCTTGCACTGTGCTGTCCCCAGTACCCGTAGATCTGCCGGAAGGAATCGCTGTATTCTATGGTGTCCTTGATTGTTCCAAGGAGCTTGATAGCATGATCTTGGGTACGGGAAACCAGCACAATGAGCTTTGCCCCACTATGATTCATGATATGATATAGGGGATATACACCTCCAACAATGGAGGATTTAGCATGACCACGTGGGGCAATAATATTCGCCTGCCTTATATCATCATCTATAAGAACATCAGCTATTTGATAGTGAAATTCTGGAGATGCAGCTGAAAACATATTCGGCATGATTACCTTTCCGAACATAATCATATTATCTTTCAGTTTTCTTTTGATATATGATCTATCTTTATCCATTGAAACTAATCATCACTATATTGTTCATAATAATAGCCTACATCTTCCATCTCTCGCAGTGTTTCTATAGCCAGGGTAGACATATACTCAGGATTGCCATTATGCATAACGGCTAATACATGAAGAGCCTTTATAGCTATCTCCAATTGCTGATCCTTGAGATTCTTCTCTGTAATTCCGTTATATTCTTTCTCAAGTTCACTCTGAGGCTTCATTTTCTTCGCTTTTTCTCTGCAATGTAAGCCGTTTATCCTCTTTCGCCATAGTATCGGCTATCTGCTTAGTCACATCTACCTGTATTGTGTCTGTTATCATCTTTTTATTAGGCTTCATCTCCAATAAGTCCATTAAACAGTCATTTGCTTTTAAAAAATTATTAACATCACCCTTACTCTCTGCCATATGAAGGGCACGGAGTACATTATCAACTGCAAGCTCCTTGCTTATCCCCTTATCTTTTAGTAATTCCTTTAGTTTTTTCTCTATCATACGCTTTGCTACCTTTTGTTTAAGAAATCTGCGTACCGTTGCTGCCGGGATCTTTTGATCTGGTCTATATATCTCTCCAAGAGCATTAAAGTCCACTTGTCCATTACTAAGGAGCATATGTGCATAAGATGTAACAGTATTCTTAGCCCTGGTAGTACCAGATTCTTCTTCATCCCATCTCCTCTTAGGATTTGTCTTGCTGTATACTCCATATTTGTGATTTTTCTCAAATAATATTTTGGAGAATCTGCTGACCCATCCAACCCCGCAAGTAAGCTTTATAAATGTTTTCGTATTTCCATGCTTATCTGTGTAGTCCTTGCGGTCATAACACTTGGCTACATAGTCATCATCTGTGTAAGCCCATTCATCCTCGTGTGCCTCTTTCCAGTAAACTATGGCAAGCCCCAGCTTTGCTGCCTCTACTTTTGTAAAGACATCATAATTGCTGGTTTTTCCGTTAATCCTGCGTTTTATTTTCATAGTTGATCCATGTATAGCTACTCTATTAGAGAGGCTCTACTTATAGTATAGCTCTACTACTATTATATAATAGTATTACTTTAATCCATACTCTTTTTGGGCGGCATTTCTACACCCATTTTATGAGCTACTATACGGCTAACGATCTCATATTCAGCATCTAGTTCTTCTACATTAGCATTCATTTTACTGGTAAACTCCTTGTATTGCTTATCTGACATGATACGCTTCTCCCATGTGCCTGTCTCTAAATTAAACACCTCATATTCCCGCTTCACTTTTGTCTTCATGCTACACTTTAAGTTAAGTACTCTATAGTACTGCTACAAGACAGAATAGTTCCAGTACTCTTTTAAAAAGTACAACAAGAATGCGTGTGAGGGAAACGTAGAGTACATACCCCCCGTTAATTCGGGATGGGTTGCCTAATCTACGTTGAGTTCAGTTAATTGAGTTCGGTTCACAATGTGTGAGTAGCCTAACGCACTCACTCAGTCTATCCTCTAATACACATGCGTGTGTGACCCTTTACCTAATCCCTACACTCTATAGGAGAACTATTACATATGTCTGTCTCCCCTATGTATAGCATAACATAAGGAGAAATAACTATGCCAGATATCACATTAAGTGACGATACATTCAAAAAGATAGAGACTTCTGTAACCTTAGGTGTTAAGAGAGCCTTATTTGATTATCAAAACTATTCAATTGAAAAACTTCCAGAGAACTTGGAGAAAGTTCTAACTGGAACGATTAAATCATTTGAAAAATCATTACCATCAATGATCAAATCATTTAAAAACATAGAAGAGATCATATCTAAATCATAAATAGATTAAGGGGGTAACCATTCCCCCTTTCTCCTCTATTTATAGTTAACTAAAAAGGACAAATCATGTTTAAAAACATAGCACTATACACTCTCGGAGCTTTAATAGTAACAACTGAAAAAGCAGTAGATACTGTTAAATCTGTTAAGAATATAACATCTATTAAAACTGATGCTAAAAAACACTTCAAACAGTTTAACGATAAAGCTTCTGATTCATTCAAATTCTATCATAAAGATAATGATAAACGAATAGATGAATTAATTAAAAAGAATGATCTTTTGCAGAAGATAATTGAAAAGAAGATAGAAAAAGGGGATACATTATAAAATAAAGGGGGGTTGTAAAATCCCCCTTTTTTAGTTAAAAAATGGTTTCTTATAAACAATAATAACAAGTTAAAAACTTGTATATGATATTACAAATCAACAACAATTAAGTTAAAAAATGGTATTTGATTATAAAGTAAATCAAGTTAAAAAATGGAATTGCGTTTTCTAAAACTTTAAGTTGAAAAACGGAATTGTATTTTGATAAACTTTAAGTTGAAAACTTAAGATCTTTCTCCCCTATTTTTAGCAACTTTGCCATAAACCATTACAAGATTCTTAACAAAAAAAAGGAGAAATAAAAATGAGAGAGTTAATAATAAGTGCATTAGAGAGGCTAATAAATTCCAATTCTAGGAATATTAAAAGGGATACTATAGACGAACTTACTTATTTATCGGATATGACATTGCTTAACCTATATGACAAATTAAAAAGGAGTAAATAATTGATTGAGTGTGTAGCCCGATTGGAAAGGGGGCGGTCTGTAAAACCGTTTAACCATCAAGTAGGTTCGAATCCTGCCACACTCACAACTGCTTCCTCTATTTCTGAGCATTCTGCTCAGTCATAGGGGATCAGGGGCAAATAAACAAGCACGGAACACGTGATGATTTGCCTATATCACCGTCTAAAAAAGGGGTAAAAAACTAATATTCTACCCCTTTTCCTACCCCTTAAAATGAGTGCAACACTATGTTGCACACTATATTTATAACTTCAACTAAAGTATAGCCTAATTAATAAACGAAAAATTTCTTAACTAAGAACAGTCTCCTCTATTTCTGGCAATTCTGCCACTCAATCAAAATAAAAGGAGTCAATAATGGCTACATTAAAAAATGAACTGAAGAAAATACTTAAAGCATCTAAAAAAGTTGCTGAAGAAGTACGAGAAAACAGTTATAGCAATGTATGGATCAACAGAACCAAAGAAACTGATGATGGAGATTATCTCAACCAACCATCTTCTATAAAAGCCATGCTCGAAGATGTAACAGATGATTATATCTACAACATCTGGCATAATGCTACTGAAGATGGATTAGAAGATTATGAATCTTTTGTAGAGAATGAACTTGTACCTGCTGGTTTAAGTATGCTACCAGAGACACAGATGGTATCAAAGAAAGGCACAGCCATAAGATATATGATTGTTGGTAACCAATAAATAAGTGCAGTAATATTGAGCACACCTAACTAATAGCCCTCTACATGCTATGGTTATTAGTTAGGTTATAAGAACCACCACTCAATCGAGCGATGAACAGGTGAAAGCGTTCACACTGAAAATAGCAAAAATATACAGAACTATTATAGTTACTCATATATAGCTTGTATGACCAGATTAAGTGAAAATTAGCCACGTGGGTATATCCTGCGTGGCTTTTTTATTTTAAAAGGTGTTCGCAGAGCGAACCCATATCTATACACAACTGCAGAACTGCAGTAGGGCTTGCCCATGACTTGCAAACAAGCAAGTACTAATAAATACTAATTGATTAAAACACAAACAATCACTAATTTGTGACTACAATATACAGGTAATTATTAACAAGATAAACCATTCTTAAACTTTAATATTACTATACTTACAGCATATCTAAAAATAAAACCATCACGAGAATTATTATTCTAGCAATGAGTTTTAAACAAGACTTAATCAGAGGTAAAAAAGCAGAACGATCTGCACTAGAATATATTAAAAGAAAATACGCTGATGCTTATATTGTGGATGGATACTGCAAAGCTTGGGATATCTACATACCATCAATAGGACAAGGCGTAGAAGTCAAATATGATCCTATGTCTAAAGAAACTGGTAATATCGTTATAGAAGTTACTTTTAACAATAAGCCATCTGCTCTTTCAACTACTAAAGCATATAGATGGGTATTCTATACCAAAGAAGAAATGATAATTACCACACCAAAAAGAATTAAACAACTAATTAATAAATATAATCTCTCAACAGTAGAATTTACTGGTAGAGGAGATTATTGTTCAAAAAAAGCATACCTAATGAAACTAGATATGTTAAAAACTAATTCAATATTAGTTAATAATCATACATTTAATGAGTGGCGATAAAGGGGGCAGATTCATAACAAGAACTGCCTCCTTTATTTTTGGCAAATCTACAAAACATAGGAGTCAATAATGAAATGTCGCTACCACCCAAAAGCTGAATTAGAAACAATAGAAACCACAATAAAAGATCAAGTACCTTGGTCAGATGAACCAGTTATAACATATCGTGATACATATGTATGCCCTAAATGCTGGGAAGAGCATGAAAAAGGACAACCAATGAAACATGATCTTATTACTTCTTTATCAGATTTAGAATATTGGGAATCACAAATAGATTACTGTATCGAATCACAAATCGATGAAAGGAAATGAAAATGAACACATTTAACAACTTAAAAACAATTACAAAAGACAGCGAGGACTTTGAAATAGCTGTAAGTACTGTAGGATCAAGTATTAATGATATGAATGAAACATCTCAAGAGATTGATGAAGTCATATCGAAATTTGATACATTAAACTACGCAATGGAAACAATTCAAAAAAGACTCGTAACTAGAATTGAAACCTTAAAAAGATCCGTTGAAGATCTAAAGGAGTTTGAATAAATGTTAGGAAAATCTATATATAAATTACCTATAGAAACAAAATTACCTATAGATATGAATACGGATTTAGAAACTGTTCTCAATGAGTTTTATACTAAATGGGTTGAAGCACTAAGAGGACCATACTATTCTCAAATGGATGGTTCTTTATGTGATACAGGCTTAGATGAAGATAGAAAATTCTCTCACTGTGCAGTCGGAGTAGCATTAAACGAATGTATAGGAATTAGCAATGAAGAAATGCTAGGAGCACAAACAATAGGAGAGCTAGATAAGAAAACTAAAGACAAAATACCAAAACAACTTCTCCATTATCTACTATTAAGTGATTTCATAGATGAAATTATGAGATACAATGATGAAGAAGGATGGAGTTTTAACGATATAGCTGATGAAATAGAAAGGATTAAACTATGATAACAGAACAGGATGTAATAAATGACAACCTTGCTATCTACTTAGAACCGGTCTTTAAAGAAGAATGGAAACGTATAGTAAATGAGATAGCACATGAGCATGAAGTAGATATAAAGACAGTTGCAAAACTATTCTTTACTTATCTAGCGGATCGTGATTTAACGTGATTTAAAAAAATTCTTAGGAGATAAAGAATGAGTACAGCACGAATATACACAGGAGTTGCTAAAGGCTTAGGTTATACAGCATTCGCTATAAATCAGGTCTTTAAGGCTGTAAAAAGCGGATCTGTGGCTGTTGCAGACACAATAACCAATGCTAAACGATACAAGATTGAACTAATTGTAGATGGAGCAACGCTAAAAACAAAAGACAATCAAACCAGTAAAGATATTGTAAGAACATTAGAACACATGGAAGACTACGGCATTACTGGTGTAATCATACATGAGCAGGAGTAATTATGATAATATTTGAAATAATGGAAGTCATAATTAACCTGTTTATGTTTGGTGCAGGACTATTTCTGGTCATGTGTTCAATAATGGGTTTCATATTTATATATGATAACATTGAAAGGAAAATAAAAAACAATGAATATAGCTAAATGCAACATAGATCAAAGAGGAAGAATAACATTACCATTAGCTTTCTTCCACGCAAACAACATTAACCCAAAAGATTATTCAGTAACTGTAACGGCAATAACAGGAAGTGAAATAAGTTATAACGATTGGGAAATATCTACAGCAGGTTCTGTAAAATTAACATTCATTAAGAAAACTAAGGGAAAACAAAATAATGCCTAAAATAGCAAGATCTCCCGATAAGCGACCTGCTATAGCCTTTGATGAAAAAAGTGAAGTACAGGCTATCCTAGACGCTTTAAATGCCTATCGCTATGAACACATAGATAGGAATAACAATAAAATAGACGAGTATTACAGAACATTAATTGATGTAGTCGAAAACTGTATAAAACTCTTCGATAAAGAACAAGGGGAATAAAGTGTCATATTATAATACTACAAAAGAGAGTTCAGGAGTTTTAAAAGAATATCATTCTAAAGCTGGTACGCAAGATGATATGATATTAAACTACTTTCATGAGCATGTCATAGCCTCACCATCGGAAGTATGGGTATGGTTCAGCAGTAAAAATGTTGGTAACGTACCCATTACTTCAATAAGGAGAAGTATTACAAACCTTACTAAAGAAGGAAAGCTATACAAAACTAAAAAGAAACGTAAAGGATATTACGGAAGAGATGAGTATATCTGGACAATTCCAAGCTACAACTTTATAAAGGAGAATAAAAATGCCTGACTATATTGATACAATGATGTACGTAGGAGAGATACCTTGGCATAAACAAGGGACTATGGTACATGAAGCACCCAGTATAAAAGATGCTATAGAATTAGCAGGTTTAGAATGGGAAGTAAGAAAAGCACCTACTTATTTCGAAGTAAATAAAGAAGACAGTAGGTATTACCAGAATCTAGGTGAAAAATTCTGGAATCTGGGATCTGTAAAAAAATCATACCATAAAGAAACAGGTCACTATGTAACATATAGAACAGATACAGGCGAACCATTAGGCAATGTGTCATCAAGGTATGAAATACTACAAAACAGAGACGCATTTGAACCATTTGAACCTATGCTTGACATGGGTTTTACACTGGAAACTGCAGGAGCAGTTCAAAATGGTAAAAAGATATGGGTATTGGCTAAAGCACCAGAAAAGTATCACGTAGGTGATGATAGAATAAATCGTTACGTATTTATGTTTACATCACATGACGGCAGCACTGGTAATTGCTTTAGAGATACGATGATCCGTATTGTATGTTACAATACACTGGACTATGCATTAAGCAAGAAAGGTACTTTCGAGTATAGCTTAAAACATACAAGCAGTATTAAACAGCGTGTAATGAATCTGAAAGAAACTATAGCTGAAAGTGAAGGTAACTTTGCTAAAGCTATAGAAAGTATGAATAGATTTCAGGATATAGAACTTAATGATCATACATTAGATCTATATTTAGAAACAGTTATACCATTCTTAAAGAACAGGAACAAAGAGAGTATTCCAGAAAAAGGAATATTCTTCAGAAATACTGCTAAACCAGTATATGATAGATTGATACATCTGTATCGTAAAGGACAGGGAAACAAAGGCAAAACCCTATGGGATGCCTATAATGCCGTGACTGAATACTATACACATGATAAACAGTATAAAGACTGGGTACAGGCTACACAGTTTGGTAAGCCTTATGACTACAAAGTCACAGCTTACAAAGTAGCCGAACAATACTCTAATAGCTATCATACTGAAGCTGGACCTGTTTACTATTCATAACCTCGAAGGAAGTAGTATTGCACACACACCAAGGACTCCGCAAAGTCTAATGGAGATACTGCTTCCTTCATTTTTGGCAGGTTACGACTACAGGAACCAGTAAGATGGTATTGCAATACCACAGCTTAAGATTAGCAAAGTAGATGGCTTAATAAAGTACATATGCCCCCAGTTGAAGAAGGAAGTACATGAGAACCGAATATAACTGTGGATGGCTTAAACTCGTAGCATGGTTCTTACTGCTTTGCTAAATTAATTTCAGTGGTGGAACTCTGGGGAGAGTCTCACACTAAAGAAACCTGCGGGAACAGACACTAGGCAACACATCCTAGGTGAGCCGACCTTTGTTCCCAACGGTTTAAACAATAAGAAAGGAAAACAAATACATGGAAGAACTTAATGTATTTCAAAAACTGAATATTGTTCAGACATCTCTTAAAGTAGAGAAGGGTCACAGAAACAATTTCGGAAACTATAACTATCGCAATCTTGCAGATATCTTTGAAGGTGTGAAACCACTACTCAATGAATTAGGTTGCTTTTTAACTGTAGACGATGAAATTGTATGTATCAATGGATTCAACTATATCAAGGCAACAGCAACATTTAGTGATGGCAATGATTCTATATCTGTAAAAGGATGGGCTAGAGAGTCTGTAACTAAGAAAGGTATGGACGATAGCCAGATTACTGGAGCTACATCATCTTATGCACGTAAATATGCCTGTAACGGTCTATTTGCAATTGACGATACTAAAGATGCAGACAGTATGGATAACCGTGAAGAAACACTGATCAATGGACAAAAACCTGTTAAAGGTCATATTACAGTAGATCAGAATGTTAAACTGGAAAGACTAAGCAGAAATCCTGTATTTAACAAAACAGATAAAGATAAATCTAAGAAAGTGAGATCCTTCATAGATAAGAACCCTACTGAAGAAGAAGCTAATGCTGCTATAGAGAAACTTACAAAACAAATAAAAGAACAAAAGGAGACTGCATAATGCCAGCAATAAGTGAAACTATAGGTACAGTTAAATCTGTAAATATAGATTACGATGTAGAGAAAAACTGGGGAAATTGGAACCCAGTATGGAACATATTCCTAACCGTCAAGTATAACGACGGTCAAAGCTGGGATAAGGAATTGGAAGTTTACGGCAACGTAAAGAAAAACTTACCAATAACTGACCAGAAATCATGGGGATCTGCATTTAAAGTAAGAACATTCTTTGAATCCTGTACAGGGAAAAGAAGTATTGCAATGAAAGATGATTACACTGTGCCTGAATCATTATTTGATGAAGTAATCGGTAAGCAATTCATGGTAGCATCTTATAAAACCAATAAAGTAAAAAGAAATGGGAAACCATTTTGGAATACATATTCTATTGTAGCACCACCTAATGCATTGCCAGGTACTTTACAAAATAAGATACTCAAAGATGTAGAAGGTGACTATATCAAGAATTATCAGTCTGATGATCCATCAACTGATTTTGATTATGGTAACAATGCTAATGGTCAGAAAGCCGAAACTACAGAACCTGAAAAGGAAACTGCAAATTTCGACTTAGATATATAGCATTGATTGAGTGGTAAAAAGTACAGGGGCATAAGATAGACTAGCAGGTTTAATTTATGTCCCTTGTGCTAAAACGTAGGAGTTACAATGGAAAAGCAAGATTGGTATTTAGAATACGCAACAGGGAATGTAAGTAACAGAAATCATTTGTGCAGACTGGAAAACTTTCCAGAAATAGCACAAAAACATGCAGGTGGGGAAGTCTACCGTAGCATGTTCTTATACTCTCCTGATATTGTAGCATATGTAGCGGAAAATGATACAGTAACAGGATTTAACGGTATACAGGCAGTAGATAAGATTGTAATAGATATAGACTATGTTAAAGACCGAACCAATGGAGATGAACTAACTATTAAGGCAGTTTTAGATCTATTGGATGCAATGGAAAAGAAGGAGATCTGGCGTGATGTTCACTATCAGATATGGTTTTCTGGAACAGGATTTCACATACATCTTGGAAATGTCTATGGATTTGAACCATCCATTAATATAGCTAAACAGGTTCGTGCTACAATGCAAAGAGACTGGGGAGAATATATAGATTTAATCTATGACTCAAGGAGACTGATACGTGCAGGATACTCTTACAATACAAAATCAGCTTTGTTTAAAATACCAGTAACCTATCTAGTTCTTGAAAATTCTTCTTATGCTGAGATAACTGAAGACGCAAGAAGAATGAATGGGCATGCAGCACCAACTAAAATCAAACACGGAAAGATTGAAGGTTTAGATCCTATGGATATGAGCCGTAAAAACGTAGCAGAAGTGCGTAAAGTGTTTGATAATGCCAAAGGACAGACCAGTAGATATATTACATGTGCACAACACATATATAATGCAGGTTACGTACCAAAGAACAGACATAAACATCTTCTTGCATTAGCCAGTATATGGCGTAAGAAATGGGGTCTGGATAAACACGGCTGTGATAATTTAGCAAGAGCATATATGGCAAGAATGGATGAACCACTCCCTGCAGAAGAAACAAGTAAGGTTGTTTCTGATGTGTTTAAGAGTGACTACAATTATGGATGTAACCATCCTACATTAGAGCCATACTGCGATAGTAAATGTATATTGTTCAAGTATAAGAACCTTGATGAAACAGCAGAATTACTTAATGCTGAAGATATGATCAACAAATTACTGGAAAGTATAAACTCTGATTACACAGATAGATCATTCAATCTGCAGGAAGTATTTCCGTTCTTACCACAAAAGCATATGTTTAACGCAGGACAGCTTATCACTCTTATAGGTGATACCGGTCTGGGTAAAACAGCATTCATTCAATACCTAATCGTAAAACTTAAAAAGATAAAAACACTGTTCTTTTCACTGGAAGTAGATGACGAAACAATGAGTAGAAGATTTGTACAGGCATCTCTTAATATGACTAAAGAAGAAACTTTAATAAAATTAAAAGACCCTGAAGTAGCAAAAAGAGCTATAGAATCTATATCTCATATTTCATTACAGCCTTCAAGCCCTGATATACAAGATCTTGGAGCATTTATATCTGAAAGTGAAGCTAAGATTGTTGTTATTGATACAATAGATCGTGTTCCAGCTAAGTATGCTGGTAAAGACGACTTTGCAAGACAAGAAATAATAGCTAATGGTTTAAAAGATATAGCAATGAAAGAAGATGTGATAATCTTAGCGGTACATCACATATCTAAAAGTGCGTCTTACGGTACGAAAGAAGGACAGCGTTTAGATGTGCATAGCGGTAAAGGAAATAGTGCTATTGAACAGAAATCAGATCAATACATAAGTTTTGAAGGTGTTGAGAGAAGTAAAATCAGAACTATAGAGTCCCTGAAAGCAAGAGATGAATCACATTTCAAGCTTACAGTAAATTACAACTGGGAAACTTTCAGTTTTGACAAACTAAACTAAATGAGTATTGAAGCCAACAGTAATAAAACCGACTGTGTGCAAAGGAAACTTTATAAAGCCGGATATACTCAAAAGAGAGGCACAGATTACTCTTTACTTTATTTGTGCCTCTCTATCGCATACCAAGGAGTAGATAATGGGAAAAATAACAATTAAGGTAATTAATAATATGATCCATAGTATTGAAGGATACGATACTCAAGTAGAAGTACTTGACGATGACAGAACAGTACATATGGATTTCAAAAAACAGGAACATAAATATGAAACAAGGAAGATCGTGGACCCTGCTAGGTATCCCTTTGATCAAGATAATAACAAAAGAGAAGAACTACAAAAATAGTCTATTAAGACAATATAAGATTATACTATTTAATATATTCTTACTAAGTATAGGATATTCTTCGTTTGAAGGCGATAGCATATTAATACAAATAGGAATAACTAAATTGGAGATATTCACTTCATTCACAATAAAGAATAGGTGGTTTAAGTGAAAGAAGTACCCGGAGTTAAGGTATATCCAATGCCAAAAAACAAAAGAATGAGAGAGTTGATAGAAAACTTAGCAAATCTTGAAAGCTCTGATTATGATCGTTTAAGCAGTGACGGAAGGCATTATCTAGGTAAGATATGGAATCTTCTGGGAATGCAAAGTCAGGAACAAATATCAGGGAATAAAACAGATCGGAGCAAAAAATGAGTGGTAAAGCACCTAAGCAAAAAGGTAATAGAATTGAAAGAGAGTGCGTTAATTTAGCACAAGGATACGGATTCAAATCACGTAGAGCATGGGGATCTGATGGCAGATCACTGGGCTGGCATGAAGAAGTAGACATGGTAATAGAAACTAATGGCTTCTTTGAAGGCAACCTAAAGTTTCAAGTAAAAGGTAGAAAAGCCATAGCTGATTATCTAAAACCATGTAAACATGTAGATGGACAGATACTAAGAGAAGATGGAGATACAGATCCATATGTCGTTATAAGATACAAAGACTTGTTGAACATCTTAAAGATGATCACAGGATAGAACTTTTTGAAAACCATGTATGTGGAGGAAAAAGGTTGACAAATGATAAACAGGGGACGGTTGGCACTATCCCCTGTTTTTAACACATTCTAATGCAACGTAGGAGTCACTATGAATGCAGCCGAAATTAAAGAACTTTTAAATATTATTGGCAAGCTTATAAAAAAAGCTGAACAAGGATACAAAATTGAACTATCTGATGTAAAAACAGCAGATATAATTATTAAACAAATAAAGGAAGATATTGATGCAGCAAAGTATGAAATACTTTATGGAAAAGACTATTAATGATAGTCAAACAAAAAACATTAAGTCTGAGAAAAATTACTGGAAAAAAGATTCTCGTAATGCAGACAAAAAAATAAAGTACTGTCCTAAGTGTGAAAGCTGCTGGGAAATGTGGACTGAACAACGTGGACCATCTAGGGAAAGAAATACAATGATAAATAAATATAATGATTTCCCTTCATATGGAAAGGAAGAAGCAATATGTCAGACTTGCAAAAACTAAAAGAACAAAATCTTGAAGATGATCTATTTAAAAAGATACAATTGTTAATAGACGCTTTAGATATGATAATAACAACACATGCTGACAGCGGTACTCTTAAAGCTATCGCTCGTCAAGCACTAAATCATGTATTAAAGGAGCAGTAATGAAATTTATCATATGGACTTGTATTAAATGTGAATTTAAATTTCACGAAACAGAAATGAATACAGATGAGCGTATGTGTTATGACTGTCTTGAAGAAGAGTATACAGAACCCACTACTGCTGATGAATTTAACGATGGAGTCACGTGGGTGTCACCAAACGACCCCGGTGATGAAAATGATCTTAATAAAGTACAAGATCATGGACCACCATACTCAATGGCTAATCCATCTGGAGAACCTGTTGGTGAAAGTTTAAAGATTGAAGATTATGACATTGCAACTGTTGAATACTTACACGATTGTCTTATTGAAGAGGAAGGTTATTCATTAAAACACCCAATGCTAAAAAGAAGCAGAGAGTTAACAGCCAAACTACATAAGATAGTGAACAGTTCTGTTAAAGATCATCCTTTAGGGACTGGTTTTGCTCATAAAGATACAAAGAAGGGTATTCAAAATGACCCTGAATGCTAAATGAAAGCTACAACTAAAAAACCAAGGCAGAGATTTAATGGTAAATTAAGATTCTGCAATAGCTGTAAATATGTATGGGAAATATCTACAGAAGGAACTTGTCTAAGATATGGTAATATGCCTTCATATAAACTACCAAGAGTAACTTGTAAAAAATGCGACAATAACTTAACTAAAAGGAATACATATGACTAAAACAGTAGAATGGTATGCATGGGAAATGTTCACAGCCTCAGAGGCTAATGCTTGGTGGCTGATGATGTGTGTATTTGCAATTACTTGCATCACATTTATCATAACAAACATTTCTATAAGAAAAGGAATAAGAGATATCAAAGAACATCTTGGAATAAAAAAAGGGGATAAACATGACAAAAAAGGAGATCAAAGCTGAATTTAAAGACAAAAGAGTTCAGTTAGGTAAGGAAGCTCTAGAGAATATAGAGTATGAACTAAAGCTGCATGTTAGAAGAATGGCTAACAGATGCAAAATGCACAACATAAAGAGACTGACACCAGAACTTATGTGGGCAGCTCTTGGAAAGAACGTGAAATAGTATGGGTTATCACACAGAATTTCAAGGACAGTTCAACCTAAATAGACCACTAGACAAAGAGACTCATGAGTTTCTAACTAAACTAGCAAGCACTAGGAGAATGAAAAGAAGAATGGATCCTAAGTACGGAGTTCAAGGCGAGTTCTATGTAGACGCAGCAACTGAAGATGATCCATTCGGTCAAAACGAAGACGAAACAGTTATTGATGGCAACAACCCTCCCAGAACACAACCAGGTATGTGGTGTCAGTGGATACCAAACGAAGACGGTACAGCTATTGAATGGGATGGTGGAGAGAAGTTCTACGACTATATAGAATGGATAGAGTACATCCAAAAAGCCATATTAGACCCCAAAGGCTATCATCTTAGTGGAACAGTTTACTGGGACGGAGAAGAAAGTGGAGACTTGGGACAGATAGAAATGCGTGGCGGTAAAAGGATTGTGAGACACGCTAAAATATCCTATCATGAGTAATCCATATTATAATGAACATGAGAGAAACATGGAAAATCCTTGGTATAAAAAAGGATTTCAATATGTATTTGATCATTATGGAGTACCAGAAAAACCATCTGAAGAGTTAATAAGATTAAGAAAGAAAGAAATCAAAGATCATGATATTAAAATTAAATACGAAAAAAAGATACAGTTGATGAAAAGAGAAAGATTTCTTTTAAACAGCGAAATAAAAAATCTTAAAAAGACTAGACTTACTCTTCAGAATAGTAGAAGGTATTATAAACAAAAATACGAATACAATAAACCAATCGTAGATGATTTTAAATCTACTTGGTTTTATAAATTGTTTAGGAGAAACAATGAAAGATAGAGCTGATCTATTTTACCGAGTATGATCTGTAAATCTGTTTATATTGTAAACACAGATGGTCAAACAGTAATAGCTACCTATGACCTGCAAAAAGGAATTTTCCAGTCTCATACTATAAATGGAGTAAAACACCTTAGAAAATGGGGCTGGAATATTCAAAAAAAAGATACAAAAAGAAAATGGCATCCAAATACTCCAGATGTCAAGTAAAAAGGGGATAAATCCCTAAAAAAAGGGGATAAAACTAGAAATGAAAGATAGAGTAGAAACACCAGATATTGAATACTTTAAAGCTGATCTATCTAAAACTGAGAAGTTTGAAGAGGTAGATATAACTAGTAAAGAGTATAAAGAAGCTTTTGATAAGCTCTTAAATGAAGTAGTTAATAGTGTTCTTGAAAATAGCCATACTTTTGCTGAATTAAAGTGGTATATGAAACAATACTATTGGTCTTATGAAATGCTAGAGAAGGATAATCTTCCGATTAATATACTGTTTGAAGAGTGGGACCCAGATGAAGACTGGCTAATGCAAGAACAGGTTACGTACCATGGATTGAAGAATCTATGAAAGAGAATCTAGAAAGAAATTATCAATATGCGTAAAAAAAGGGGGGCTAGTCCTCCCTTTTTTTTTAAGCTTCTCCTAAGAATTGCTCAATCTCTTCCATTTGTTGACCTCTTCGTTTAGCTCTATCTATACGTGACTGTACTTTATTAACAGGTAGTCTTAACAATACTTCACCTACACGTTCTGGTCTTTCATAAATTTGTTTAGCTTGTCTCACTGCTCTGCCAAATGGAAACATAGTGTAGACAGAATAATCAGCAAACTTTTCCCAATCACCCGTCATAAGCTCTATCATTGATTCAGGTATTCTAGCTATAGGCGGTTTTAATAGATTAGCTGGACCAAGCTTTGATCCGAAGAAAGCCATGTCACGCTCTCTCTTATCACCATATGTCCAATCAGCCATAGCTTGGATCCAATCATAAGGAGGTGCTAGTGCAGTATCAAAGATACTAAACATGAAAGCACTGCCCAGTGCCATCATAAACATGTCTATCATAAACATATCCTTAAATCTTTCATACTCAGGAGTTCCACTTCTAAATCCATATAGCTTTGCTTGGTTGTAAAATTCTTTACGAACTCTTACAGAGTTCCAAACAAACAGTTTGAATCTTGAAAGAACCTTACCTGTAGCTGTACGCATGAAAGCAGGACGTAATGCGTTCTGATATAAGAACTGAGTATTCTCTATGCCTTTCATAGCCATCTCAAAAACAAAATCATCAGCAATGCTAAGATTTCTACCTTCAGGTCCAAACTTCTCAACAGCTTGTAACCCGTGAGCAATGAAAGCATTTAGACGATTTACACGCTCAGAATGCTGCATAAAGAAAGATCCATACTTAAGCATAGCATCTTTTACTCCATAACGCTCAATAACCTGACCTATGCTTTCTTCACGTACTTTCGGATGACTCTTAATAGCCTTACTAATATCTCGCTTAAAATCACTTATATTTACACCAGCCTTCTTGAGGCTGTTTTTTAAACCCTCGTTATACTCAAATTCATTTTGTATGAAGTTGTCTATAACACCACGTTCCTTGAGCCATTCATGAAGATCTTTTTTATTCTTAACAGAACTTCCGTCAAAAAGCTTTAATACTGGCTTACCTTTTTCGTTAGAAAGAAGCCTACTATATATCTTTTCATTATTAAAAGCATTCTTAAAGTTTCTAACGCCAGCACTGCCGAGTGTCATAAGATTGCCACTAAATATATTAGTAGCCCATGTCCCTGTGTTTGCTAACAGAGTCATCAATTCATATTGTGCTTCCATCCTGCCGAAGTCATGTATCTTACGAGAAAAGTACTCTTTTCTTGCTTCCTTATCTTTAGGAGCATCCCTTAATGTTTTACCTATAAATGGAACTTTTTTCCACTTCTTTGACTGCCATAGTTTTTCATAGGCTTTAATCATATTCTGATCAGATGTAAGATAAAACAAATTTCGTTTATCTTTTAGATAGAGAGGATCTATGCCTCTCTCAATTTCAGTCATTATTTCTTGAGGGAAATAAGACTGATGACCTAAAGCACTCTGCATATAAAGCTTAACATAATCACTCCATACGTCTATATAATTATTATAACGCTTACTGTTTTTAAACTTCTTCTTTTCAACTTTACTTGTTTTGTAATTACGCATTCTATGTTTCATATTACTTATCTCATAGTCACCCTTTATAGCTACAAGATTCTTATACCATCCATTAATAAGTTTTGAATGATAATCAGCTATAAGATTTGGTCGTCTGTCATAACCCTTAAGATCTAATTCACGAGCCTCCAATACAGAAATCTTACTGTCAAAGCCCATTTGTTCAAGTTTAGCATCTAGCTCTGCATCTGTTATTTTTTGAGTATCTATTAAATCTTTAATGCCAAAAAACTCTGTAGAAAACTGAGCCTTTCTCTCCATTCTTCTGATAAATAACTCTTTAGCTTTTTCAGCTTGCTTTACACTTTTAGTTTCTTTGAAAACTCTATTCTCTACTCTGTCAGCTTCTACTTGAATAGATTTAATAAAATCACGCTGTGCAGCATCATTATAACCAAAGTTCAAATGCGGTATATATTCTTCAGCATTTCTTTGACCTATTCCTGAAAACTTATTTTTACCAGAGCGATATCCTTTAATGAATTTACCTACATTCATGTCTGGAGTTTTCTCAAGTCTTGCTTTGAGAATCTCCATCAATCTTTTTTCATATTCATAACGCTTCAAACCATCAATGCCTACAGTTTTTATAAGGTCAGGTCTTGTCATGTCCTTATCTACTACAGTATCTCTAAAATGCTTAAAATCAAATATACCATCCTTATTCCAACGCATATGCTTGTTCATTTTACCTCTGGTATTTTTATACCAAGCATCAAAATCATTATCGAGTTCCCAATTGCCTAGCTTATCGGATACTCTATTCATTTTTGAGTCATAGGTATATATCCATTTTTCACCCATATCTCTAAAGAATTTTGTTACTTCAGCATCTAACTTCTTTAAGACAGGAGAAAGATTCTCCTTGTTGCCGGATTCTCTGGCTGTTATAAGTTTATCAAACATGGAATGTCCCTGATCTATAGTATATTTAGATAAAATATCACTAATAGGCTTAAAAACTTTTTCTGAAGCATTTCTATCTTTAGATATACCACGCTCTGATTTAAGAACATATTGTGATATAGCTCCTATAGGAGACATAAACCTATATACAGGTTCATTCTTAATCTTGCCTGATCCATGTTTAACTGGAGAATGATAAGCCTTATATTTATTTATGATACCCTTCATAGCCATTTCACTATCAACAAACCTTGGATCTAAATGCCAGTATTTTAATTTAAACTCAAGATTTTTTGGATCATGAAATTGTTCCATGAATCTGTTTATAGCTACAACATCCTCCATCTTAAAATCTGTAGCACTCCTAGGTATGCCTCTACCAGATAATTCTCCAGTAAAGAACTTGAACCATTCATTAAAGTTATCAGCCAAAAAAGGATGATCTTTAAGGAATTTTTTAAACTTCTTAATCTCCTTTACCTGCGGCTTGTTTATAGCCATAAGGTCTAATGCATCTGACTTAATTACATGATCTATTTCTTTAAAGGCATCTAATGTAGCCTTTGGTTCAAAGACATCCATTGGAACCTTAACATCAACTTTAACATCAAGTTCAACAGCTTTATCAGGAACTTTAGATCTGTTATATAAATCTTCCATTCTGGAATAATACTCACGCCTTGTCATTGGGTCTATACTTTTAGACCCATGTACTTTCTCATCATGTCTAACAAGGGGAAAGTTTTTTCCACCTTTCTGCTTTAAGCCAGTTATAGGCGAAAGTAAAATTGTATGAAAGTATTTCATCATTGGATTAGGATCTATTCCATATTTATCAGCAAGATCCATAATTTTCTGATTGCCTTTCTCAATAAGAATATCTATTTCAATATCATCTTCTTTTGAACGGATCATTTCTTTAAGTCTTTTATTCATCTCAAATATTTGAGGAATAAATTCCTTAGTTATATTGCCCTTAACGCCCTTATTTGCCATTGCCTGGTGTATGTCTAGGAAATGTTTATTTGCAAGCTCTATGGCAGCAAATTGCCCGAATGTCCTAGATGTTAAATCTAATGCATAACCCATCTCTCTATTTAATCTTAAATTACCAATAGCTCCAGAAGATGAAATAAGCATATCTTCAGTTAGGATACCTAAATGATCATTGACAAATTTCTGAATTTCTTTTTTAGAATAGGAAACAAGTTTACCTTTAAAGTCTTTACCCTTAATACCTTCTGATGGTGTTAATAATTTAACATCTAGTGTAGTATATAATTTTTTATATGCTTTATTAATATCAGAAAACTGAAACTTTTCAAAGTTAATACCAGCTTTTTCCATGCGTAGTGGAAGTAGAGGTATTACAGATGTATTAAAAGCTTTATCTCCTAAAGCTTTTGCTGCTACTCTAGAATTTGTAAATACAACATCAAATAAACTCATAGAATCCTTAGGAAACTCATTAATTTTATATACTAATTTATTTGGAGTAGCCCCAGTTATATTTGTTATAGAAACCTGTTTGCCTTCTAAATAAATATTAGCTGACTCACCTCTAGATAAGCCTATATAATCATTCCACTTTAGATCAGCTATTAATTTGTTGCCTGTTTTTTTTAAAATAGTAACCTTTTTTCCCTTTACAATTTTCTCCTCCAATAAAGGCTTAAGTCTTTTAGATGCTATTGAGCGAACTTTTGAAAGAGGTTTAGATACATTAACAGCTTCTCGCAATAAACCAAGAGCACTACTTGGACCCCAGTCAAGAATATCCTGATACTTAAATTCACCAGAACTGGCTAATTTACCTGATCCTTTTTCATATACATTAACATCAAGCATAGAGTCAAAAAGCAAATCACGAAATTTATTATAAGGAATAACCGTTGGATCATTGCTTGCATCTGCTGACTTATTTACAATTTTAAAAATAAGATCACGGAAATATTGTTCATTAGGAATACCATGAATCATTTCTTCTTTCAAAGTGATGTCTACTAAATACTCTTTATTCCTCTCTGGATGATAAAAATCAAAACTGTAAGCACCATCTTTAGCTTTAACATAATCTACCCACTGTCGCATAACAACTGCAGAAGATAATCCATAGCCAAGCCCAGACTTCCCACGTGTTGAATTTTGTGCTGCTTTATATCTATATGCAGGTGAATATTTAAAAGCATTGTAATGCTCGAAATCTGGATTTCTTTTTGTTTTTTGTTCTCGATCTAGAAATTCTTTAACACCCCTATAACGCTTTAACATCTCTGGGTTTGTTACTTCAGTAAACTTCCCGTCTAAAAACTCTGAATAAGGCTTATTTGATTCTAAATGTGCTCTTTCATCTTTAACATTCTCAAAATATTTCCTCAGCTTTTTACTGAACCCCTGAAATATTTTAATTGAGTCTGAGTCTTTATCTGCGCCACCAAGGTAGAAGTTGTCTTTGTCGTGCGTAAATGATCCTGCACCTCTTTGCCCTGTAAATCCTCTGAATCTAAGAGAGCGTGTTCCAGACATAGAATCAGCAGGTATACGTATAGCAAGTAAAGTAAGAGCGTCATTGAACTCTCCCATAGCTTTAGTGGAAATTCCTTTGGTGTATTCCCTACGATATAACTTCCAAAGTTCGCCAAGGGTGAGTTGCTTGTCCCTAAATACCACAGGCATCTTTCTAAAAGATTCATCTAAATAAATTTCTCCTTCTCGTAATTCCCTAGCTTTATCTCCTTTGTGCTTTATAAGCCAAGGATCTATTTCAACATAAGACATCTGATCTGGGGTATATGCTTTAAGCCAAGACTTGCCACCAGTCTCAATAAAAGGATTTGAGAATCTTCTAACTAAATATTTCTTTAATGCATTGTGCCAGTTACTATGAAACAAAGCATTTCTTGTCATAAAATGATCACGCATAGATTCTGATATGACCTTTCTCTGGTCATGAAACTTTGCATAATCAGCGTTTGCATCAAACTCAAAGTCTCTATCGAAGAATCCATCTTTATCCAGCTTATTAATTTTATTCATAAATAAAGATGTAAGTTTCGGATCTTTATTTGTAGCTAAATATTCAACAACAAAATCAAGCGGCAATTCCATGACACCAAGATCATGATCGTTAAACAGCTTAACAAAGGCATCCATTTCAGCATCTTTCGCTTTGCCTTTCTTACCTTCAACAGCTTTGTTATAAGCATCTACAAGGTTTTGACCTCTCGAACTTCCTAATATAGATTTTTCAACTGCTTCTTTAAAATAGAGTTCTTTAAAACCTTTGGCTTGATCTGCATTCGCCTGTCCGTAAAACTGGATAGGGATTTCGTCTCCCATAACTTGTTTGAATGGCTTTTCAAATGTTCCAAGACTAATTTGTAAACTTTCAATTGGTAACTCATATACTTTTAATTGTTCAGGGAACATCTCAAATTGAGGCGTTTTACTGCCATCTTTAGCAGTAAGCCAACTCTTTTCATATCTTATATTACTATTCTCATGTAAGCCTCTTAACTTGGCACTGCTATCAAACATAATAGCATCCACACCATGCTTTTCCATGAATCTATTCCACACTTCAGTAGCTCTTTGTCCATTGGATTTTGTCGCAAGAGTTCCAGCACTTGTTCTGCCTACAATAACTGGCTTAAAATGACCAGCTTGCGGGTCCAGTCCTACGCCATGCAATCCTGCATCAAAAAACTTTTGTCTGTATATCATTCCTCCATCTGTGTCACTTATGCCAGTAGTATTTATATCAGGTACAATTATAACACGCATCTTGCCATCAGGATTAGTTTGAGCAAAACTAGATGCTGACATTGGTGTCATTCTATTCGCAAGCAGTTGCATTCGTTTATTAACGTCTGCTACGCTTTTACCAAAGCCACTAGTCAATAAATTACTAATACCTTCAAGGTTACCACCTTTAACAAGACCATTATTAATGGCATCATGCATAATATTAGAAACCCATTTACGCTCATGTAAGTCAGTATTATTAAATACTTCTTTTTCCGCTTCTAGAGAAAGCCTATATGATTCTTCAATAGCTTTTCTTGTTCTGTAATTACCCTTAGACAATAGATCAATAAGATTGTCTTTAGTAACAGTAATACCACCATATTCATCTTTAAAAGATGCTACCATTAACATATCTTTATCTTTGACACCACTATATATATACTTACCCTGTTCGGCTAACGCATCCTGCATTAAGCCAACTTGGTTTGGCTTAATGTTAAATTCTATATCTTTATCTACTATACGATGACTTAATATTTTTAGAGGATTTCCAAATCTATCTATAGCATGAGTAAGAAATTGAAATCCCTCTCCTAATTGGTTTATTGGAAGTTCATTATATCTCTCACCGATAGAAACATTTTGAACCTCCTGACCTTTCATTTTTTCTATAGATACATGAAAGTCATTATCTGGAGTAAGTTTTAAAACTAAAACTTCTTGTAATGGCTCCACATCTTTAAGGAAAAAACTTCTTAACTTAGCTTCAGTCTTACTATTAACCTGATCTTCACCAACTACCTTTTTTATTTCTCTTATAAATAGTTCAGGGTCTGGCTTACCACGAACAATACTTTTATCTCTTGCACCCTCCATTGCCTCAGCAAATAGCCCGACATCTGGATATAGTTTCTTATCTGCTTTTTCATAAAATCCTTTAGCAAGATTAACAACTTTATCTCTACGTATTACAACTGGATCATGGAAGTCATCATTCTGTGGATTGGCTATAGCATTCTCACGGATTATAGCTTCAATAAATTGTTGTGTAGATTTTTCATAATGTAATCTTCCAGCTTCATTTCTATAAAATCTATTTATATCCTGCTGTGTATATGGATCCTTCTTGTGCTTACTTAAATGAGCTTCTGCTCTTTGTCTCCAATTAACATTTGGAAAGCCCTGCTCTAAATAGCTCAAAGACATTCCAGAAGAACCTTGCAGATTTTCAGAGTTAGGCTTTATGCTTCCTTCGTGCTCATTTAATATGTACTCTCTTGTATTTTTATTATAATTTTTAAAGTCTTTAGAAGATTCTGGATCAAGAAACTCTGATTGTTTACGCTCTGGTTTAACAATCCATTCCTGTGCTGCAGCTTTATGTGCAGGTCTTGTATTGTAGCCAAAGAAACCACCTAATAAATACTCATAGATCTGCATCTCTGTAGGTTCATTACGTAACGTAGCAGGCAAACCTGTAACCATAGCACCTAATCCAGTACGTAATATCTTTTCTGCTCGCTCAACTTGTTGAGGTGTACCTTTATACAAGTTGCCTAGAGAAACAAAATTACCTATACCGCCAAAAGCACCACCTGCAATAGCACCTCCTATATAGCTGTCAATAATAGCATCTGTACCTTTCCATACACTGCTAACAGCACTAGCTGATGCAAGCCCTAATGCTTCTTCTGCTATCGCTCTTGTCTTTGCACCTCTTGCCAAGTAATCTCTTGATTCTAATCCAGTCTTTTTTAACTGACGATCTATGAGCTTCTTTGTGCCACGTGATGCTATCATGGGAATGGCTATAGCATCTAAACGCTCTATACCAGATAATGTAGCTTTAGTTATTGTTCCGCCAAGAACATCTTTCATTTCTTTTCCAGTAAATTTAGATGTGATCTTAGCTAAACCATATATAGGTGCTTTCATTATACCGGGAGCAAAACCAGCAAGATGTCCAAGCTGTCTAAATATAGCCTCTCCGGTATTACGTGGCTCTTTCGGAATTAGGTCTAATGTAGTTAGTCCCTCTACAAAACCTGCTGTTGCCTGTTGAAAGGCTCTTCTTAGTGAGAAAGGACTCTGCTTACGCTTAAATTCTATGAGGTTATCAGCAGCAATTCGTTCTAGCTGATCTAGCTGATCCTCATTAAACATATCAGGATTAGCCCTGTACTGATTGATTAAATCCTGTACTTTATAGGCTTCGTATTGAGATGGCATTAAGCTAACTCAGTTGTATACTCTCTGCCATCCCATTCAAAAATATTACTACCTGATTCTCTTGCAGAGCTAAATGCATCTCTGAAGGATTGTGCTTTCTGGCTCTGCTTTTGATATATAGGATACATATTTTGATCATATCTTAATGGCTTTTCTGTAGTATTAACAGGCTTAGGTTTAGGCTTGAACCAAGGAAATTGCCATTTTGGTTTAGCAGGAGGACTAGCAGGTTTAGTAATAGGTTTAGTGGGAGTTGTGGGAGCTAATCTAGATTCCCCTGTTTTTGGATCAATAAATGGACCTTTGAACTGTTGCCCTGAGATATAATTTAATAAATTTTTCTTCATTAAATCTGCTGTTGTATCATAAGCATGTTCATCATACCAAGGATGATAGCCCTGCTCATTAGAATATTCAGTATCTTGTGTAGCGTAATTTTGATTCCACCAATCACTAAGAGGATTATTACCGGGAAGAGTAGGACTTCTTCCCGCTGGATGTAGAGAAGGCAACCATCCGCCTAAAGCGACATCAGCTTTGTTGTATGGATCTATTTCAGGAACGCCATATCCGCCACCCGGAGTATGACCACCAAAATAATGAAGTAGTTCATGAGGAATAGAAGCTTCATTACCAACAGGATAGTTTATTGTATCGTCTTGGTAAAAACCACCTATCTCATAATCTTTTTGTCCCTGCCGTCCATAACCACCTTTTTCCCAATCTTCTCTAGTCCACTTTTTCGTTTTAACATTACCAGCTTCTATGGCTTTAATAAGATCATCATATGACCTTTGATTGTAAGTTGGTCTATCTGTAGACCACTTACGTAAAAGATCTTCATTAACCAGTGCTAATTCTAATATATTTTCAAACTGAGCAGACATTATTTATTAGACAAGTGTAGGATTAAATCCCCAAGGTCTACCAGCCATAGCTAATGGATTTCCAGCACCTCTATTCCAAGCGGCATTCATCATCCCCAAAAATCCGGGTCCAAACTGGGCATTACCGGGTAAACCGCTAGTATATGTATTTTTTGCTGTCCTATAAGTACGACCAGCCCCTTCTGCTGCTCGTTCAAATATGCCACCACGACCCATAGCAGACTCTATACCTCTTTTAGTTGCTCTAGCCCCTTTAGCCCCATAGCCTAAGCCTTTACCAACCATACTACCTACAGCTGCTGGATTAGCTAGTGCGAGTAATCCACCAGCAGCTAAAGGTATTCCAGTACCTAAACCGCCAGCCCAACGATCTGATCTTGTTTCTCCGAATACAGATTGACCTCTAGATCTTGGTCGCCATTCGTTAGGAAGCATCCCTAAAGCAGCAGTGTCTGCTAAATCAAAAGCAAATTTACGAATAGGTTTTGACTCTCTTGGAAATCTTAAACCAAATTGCCTAGCCAATATAGCTATTTGTTCTGCTTGTCTATCTGTGAATTGCCTTGGATCTATTTCATATTGATGCATAAGCATCTCAATTAATTGTGGATTCATGGTTTTTATCCTCCCATTTGCATTTGATTTAAAACTTGGCTTAGTAAGTAGTTACCACCACTTTGTGATCCACCTAGTAATTGTGGATAATATTGATTTAATAATGTCGGATCACCAAAACTTGATAGAATATTGGGATCTACTACAGGTTGTTGAAATCCTTGTTGAGCAATTTGTGATTCTGCTATTTGCCTTGGGGAAGCTCTTCTAAAGCCTATTCTTTTAGATCCTCCTAATTCCTCTGGTAAACCAAAATAGAATCTTTTCTCATCTTCTGGTATCTCGCTTCCGAAAATAGAAGTTTCAGTTAAAGGGTCTATAGCCTTAGCGTAAGCCCCTTTATACTCGCTTTTTTCTTTCGCCATTCTTCCTAATTCTTGAGTTATCTTCTTTAAATTAGTTCTATCTTCTACATCTCTAGCTTCAAACCTGTCAAGTCTATCCTGAACTCTTCTAGCTCCAAGATCAAACTGTCTTTTTTGTTCATCTAATTGTCTGTTTTGCATAACGTAACCAAGTAAAGTATTCTGTAATTGGTCTACTACATCAAAACCTACTAATGCTGGATCTACTGCCATAATTAACTCCTTTTGTTTGTATCCTTGAATGGAGATCCGTAATTGACTGTATATATTGTACGCCTAAGCATAATTAACCATCATATGGATCTCTATCTCTTTGCTCTTGATTCCATTCATCTTGAGTAAGCCAACTGTTATCAAAATCACTCCAATAATAAGTATTACCACCAAAATTATATATACTGCCATGTTTGGCATTTTGTGGGGGTGACCAAGTGGTATTATTTACTGATACTCTACCAATCTCAATTTCATCGCCTTCACCAGCTCTCATAATATTTGCTATAGCACTTGTTAAGGCATCCTGATAGCCATACTGTGAACCTAAGACATCACTTCTATACTTAGCCATTGATCTCTGCAAGCCTTGTCCATATGCATCCATAACTCTACCTACTCCTTGGTTTAATCCATATTGTGCTCTGCCAAAGCCTGAACCACTAGCTCCTGCCAGTCCCTGTCCACCAGTCATTGCAAGTAAATTCTGCTGTCCTGCCAGTTGCTGTCCTGTTATATCAAAACCAAGACCAGTCCTAGCCATACCAATTTCTTGCTGCATTTGACCAGAGCTTGGTAAGAATATTCTATGTTCATCAGTTAAATTCTTTACATCAATACCTGCAAAATCACTTAAAAATGATTCAGGGCTTGCGGTAGATGCAGGAGGGATACCACCAGTTGGTGTAGTATTCCAATCAAAATGATAAGATGTATGTGGCATAATTATTTTCCTTTCCAAGGATTTAATGGATCGCTTCTCCACCAATTCCCCAGTAAATTTAGTAAATTATTCGGTTGTTGAGCATTACCATAGTAGCCTGAAGTTGCATTTTGAAATGGACCAACAGCATTAGGGTCTATAGCTGTATTTTCCATATTTTGAAAAATATCATCAACAAAAATGCTACCTTCTCCTGTAACTGGACTTTCAGATAATATCAGTGCAGGATCAATACTAGGACCAGCTGTACCTGCTACTGAAGTGCTACTTGGAATTGCTGATTGTAATGACCCAGCACTGCCTATAGTATTTGCAGCCGCAGCAGAATCTCTAGTATGATCTACAATATCTGCAACAGCTGTTGGATTTTTTCCATAAGTTGCATCAAATATATTTAACTTCTGTTGACCGGGTAAAGCTAATCTTTGAACAGGCTCATTTGCAAATTGATCCATCATTGATTTTTGAATTGCTTGTGCTCCTGCAATATCAGGAGTTACAGTTTGAAGCCCACCTTTTTGAGCCATTCCTAATTTACTTCTTAACCAATTAGGAGCACTCCTTGTCTTAGCTCCCATTTCAGCAGCCTGTCCTGGGTTCGCCCCCGCAAAAGCAGCTGCCTTAATACCCGACTTTATTGCAGTAGATAATATTTGATTATTTAAGTTTTTCTGAAAGGCATTTACATCTCTTCTATATCTATCTTTTACATCTCTGCCAAATTCCTTTTCTTCACCAGTTAGCGCACTTCTATTCATTCCAATAGGTGTTGCATCTGATCTCCTACCACCACCTAATTCAAGACCTGCTCTTGAACCAAGCAATGAACCAGCTGCTGTACCTACACCAGCCAAACCAGCCAATGCAAGACTACTGCCACCTGTAAACGGTGCTAAGGCAAGACCAAGTAATCCTCCAGCAGTACCACCAAGTCCTCCACCAATAGAAGAAAACCACCCACCTCTTCTTCGCCTTTCATCTTCTATCTCTTGAATATTCTCAAAATTTCTTTGAGTCTCCTTCATCTGTTGAGTTAAGAATAGATTTTGTACTGACATAATAAATCTCCTATAAAGCTTAATATGTACTTATTAAATAACCACCAAAAACAGAAGTTGCAGGATAGGGGCTAGTTCCAGCTTCACGATGAGCAACTACATCTACCTGTGCAGACCCTGAAATTTGGAGCCAATAAACGCCTATGGTGTCCCCAACAGCAAGACTTCTAACACAAGATGCTGATTTATTTATATCAGAATCTGTATCTGCAGAATAATCCTTATCATCAAGGCTTGAAACATTAAAATAAGCACTTCCCTGTTTCATGCCTAATAAAGCTTCGTCCATTGCTGTATCTATTTGATTAAAACTTACATTGTAGTATAAATAATAATATCCTTCTACAGGAGCAACAAAGTTATGACTCGCAAAAGAACTTGTATTATCTATTTTTTCAGATGCAAACTGAATCTGCGTAATACTACCTGTTCCTACTCCAAGATCGGTTTGCCCAGTGCTGTAAGCTTCAAAAATAGGAATATTATTTAATTGTAAATTCCCGTTAGATATAATATTTTTTTCTACTTTTAGATTTTTATCTACAAATTCATTGCCATCACGAGTCATATCAGAATACCATAGAATGCCGTTCTGCTTACGATATCTCCTAAGTGGCTTATTCTTACCCTGATACAATACTTCTTCACCTTCACGCATAGTGGAAACAGATGGATGTATATTAACAAGTAACAATTTATCTTGTTTTATATTTTGATTTCTTCTCGATAATCTTTCTATTGATATATTGGGCATTATGTAGCAACCACCTTTCTGCCTCTAATAACTCTATATTCAATTGAAATATCGTTTATATCGAGAGAAGTAAGTGTTGTTCCGGTACTTTCAAAAATTAAACCAAAGCTTTGACAAACTACTCCATTATTTATTTCAAACGTCCCAATTTCCCAATCAGAAGCTGCATCCGCTACTCCTGTATCAAAAGTAGATGCAGAACCATATGCAGGAATTATGCTATTAATATAATATTTTAAATTACTTATAAGAGATCCGCTACTTTTATAAGTAATTATAACTTTATAAACTTTCTTAATAGATGAAGGATCTCCAAAATCAATATCTTTTGTTGTAAAGGTAATACTATTCAAAGCAGATGATAGGCTTCTATCTGTGCTGTCATAATAATTAAAATCAGTAGAAGTTGAATCTTTTACTCCGTAAAACAAGTAACCATCATTTGGGTTTACTATCATATTTGTATAAGTACCAAGTATTAGACCAGCCATTTTTACATATGTATTTTTCTTTAAATCAAAAATAGCTCCTTTAGTTGCAGATGCATGTGTATTAAACTGAAGTATAATATGTGCTTTTATTGGATCATATCCTAATATACTAGATGAAGTTACAAGACTCTTGTAAAATGAAGGATCAATTGTATCTTCAATAAGATTTCTAATTCCACCTCCAGAGTATAAATATAATCCATAAGGATTCATCCAGATAATGCCATACGGAGTTTCTTTTACAGCCTCTGGATGAAGAACCCCCATCCACTTATAAGACTCTTCTAAAAACCAATTTGCATCATTTGGGGAAGATATATTAATTAACTGCATACTACGTTCTTTAAAAGCAAGCAATCTATCTGCATGCTCTACCAATGCAACATATCCGTCAGAATCTCCACGAACAGCTTCTATAAAATTCATTTCAGGAAAAGTATCATATCTATTAGGCATACTATACATTATCTTATCTGGATAATTTCTTGGAGTATTTGCACCTGATGAGTTTGTTTCAACATATTGAACATTACATACAAAAGCTCTATTATTTGTTACAACTGAATCGCTCCAGTTTTCCATCTGATAGCCAAGAGAATTGCTTTTTACATCTGCAGGAAATCCGTTAATAACCTCATAAGTGACTATTGACATTTCATGAGATTGTAAAGTGCCTGCCGAAGAACCAACAAAATACATTGTGTTTGATGTGGTAGAATTATTGTATGTAGTAGTTGTTCCCAAAGACCAAGCAATCCATTCTGAGTCTAAAGAAGTTCTTGCTCCTTGCTCTAAATCCATATCAACTAATAAAGCCCAAGGATCTCCACTGTCTTTTATTCTAATATATATTCTACCACCAGTTATTCTATTATTGTAGTCCGACTGACCCCTAGCAATAACTCTCATGTCTAAAGCTTTAAGGTCTGTTAAATCATCTACATCAAAAGTTTCTGCAGCACCAGCATTATCGGTCATAACACTTGGTAAAGACTCCTGATTGCCGTCATAAATAAAAGTTTGAGAAAATTCAAAAGATTGACCAGTAGATAAGCTATAAGTTCCAGCATCAGAACTTGATTTAATAAACAAACTAAAACCGGCTCCAACATCTAGTTGCTCTATTTGGGAATTTACTGTAGCATCAGCTAAATCGTTATCTGGATAAACATGACCATCAGTAGGCATTTCTAATCTATTGTTATGCTCCTCATATCCAAATATAGGATTAGCAGCTCCTGTACCTTTCCAATGAGTAAAATTAATTAAACCAAACCATTTAATAACATTTCCATTAGTTTTTACTGTATCACAACATCTAATAGCTCCATTTGCTCTATAGTAACGCACAAGCATTTCACTTGCTGGACTATAATTAGCACTAGGTGCAGGTCTTAAATCAATTTTAGCATTAGCATAAGGCGACCCTGAATCCCCCTTTGCCCAAGTTTTTGAAGGATTAACCCTTGTATATAACGCTATATTGCCAGTTGGAGCATCTGCATTCAATATTAATGTTTCACCCGTTGATTTCAAACCTGTTATAGTTGCTGTAACATTATTCTCCGTTGTAACAGGCTTGTGAAGGTACAAACTTGAACCAGAGCTTCCAGCAGCTACAGATCCAATAACATGATATAATCCTTCATTTACACTTCTTCCGGAGTTAAGAGTAGTAACTAAACCTTGATTAACATAAGCATCTGATATTTTTATCCAGCTTCCAACGGGGAAACTATTTACTAGATTAATGTTATTATTATTACTTTGATTTGAATTTTCCCATGTCCAGCCTGTAAGTAAGTTTACATTATCACCAGTTGAGTCTGTAGTTGTTGAAAAAAATAATCCACCCTTAGCCCCACCTCCAAATCGAACTCTGACTTCTACATCGTCTAATGTTCCGTCAAAATCAGATGTAGGAGTAATTGTAATAATTTTATCTAGATCTCCAGTACCACATACTACATCAACATAGCTAGTTGCATTTGTGCTGATTGCACTAGAAGCACTACCGTTACCACACTTAAATGTCACAGAACCGGCACTTCTACCAGACATAGTATAAATAATTCTATAATTAGCTGATGCTGTTAGATTTGATCTTCCTGAGCCATCATCGGCATCATTAAACAAAGTGGTGGTATTACCAGTACTGTGAACAGCAGTGTTACCACCAAGAGTCCATGAAGTACCAAAATCATCACTATTGCTGGTATTCCAACCTGTTTGAGTTGCACTACCGGCAGAATCTCCAAGTTGCCACCATGTAGCACCTGCTCCATTAAGTTCATCCGCACCTAATGCATATATAGTAGTTGATGTTGAAGTATATTCAAAATCTGTCTCAAATGCTCCAAGACCATATCCGACTGCAGTGGAAGGTACAGTATTTGCTATATCTGGAACGGTAGATGAGTAAGATGCAAATCTTGGAGTTATACCCATGCCTCCTTGCATATCAACCATCATATTTTGTATATCATGAAGCTGGTTATTACTTATGTCTCTGGCGTTTTTTAAATTATTCAAACCACCAGAAAAATCATTCAATATTGCTACTTGTTTAGGCACTTATGATCTTACCTCCATAAGATGTAACTCCATTTACAATATCAAGGACAACAATATTAAAATTGTTATTGCTAAATATATCAATGATTCCAACATTGTGACTCCAGTTAGTAGGTCTACCTTTTAAAAATTCTTTATCCATTGCACTTAAACATCCCATTGAATATGCCATGTGTGCTCCGTCAATGTGTTGGACGGTTGCTTTCTGGCTGTCATGAGTGTGCCCATAGATGATGTTGCATCCCATCTGTAAGGCATGGTTTCTGGCATGATGTATTCCGCTATAATGCCCTCCGTGATAGACATAGAGCTTACTACCCAAGAGTTTAAATACTTTACCATAGTCATGCCACTCATATCCACGTTCACTTATCTTAAAGGCTCTCCTAGAGAGAAGATGAGGCATATAGGGATTCTCTTCAACGAAATTATCAAACCAAAGCTCATGATTTCCCTGCGCCATAATCTTTTTAGTACATTTGACTTTTTTAAGAACTTCATCTATTTCATCTAATTTTTCATTAACAGCATTTATCTCTTCCCAAATAATAGGAAGTTGATACTCAATAGGGGGTCTGCGTTTTTTACGCCATTGCCAGTGAGATACACTATCGCCTTCCACAAAATCTCCGAGACAGAGAAAAGCATTAGGCTTGACCTCTTTGATAATATTCAAAGCACATGCAAACGCCTTCTTGTCTTCTTTTGGAAAGTGAATGTCTGGAAAGACAACCACTTGATGTTTGATCTTCAAATGTGACTCCTACGTACATTAATCTTTTAACTCCACATGGACTAAATCATCAAAATTATTATCTTTAATTTCGCCATCTGAATCCCAATCTCCACCCCAACGAACATTTATTTTAAGCTGTTGCCCTATGCCACGTAGCATACCACCCATATAATGAAACCTTTCACGATCATTCCAATCGATAGGATACGGAGCAACATCAACGGCTTTGCCTTCCATGTGTTTACTATATTTAACTTTTGTAGCTCCTTTTTTAAGAAGCTCTTTTTGCCTCTCTTCAGTACGAAGACCTTCAATAATAGTAACATCCATAATTTTAATAAGCTCATTTAATACATTAACAAGCTTTGTATTTACACCTTTTAAACGCTCTTTTGATCTCTTGCCAAATTTAGGCATTTTAAAAAATACTCCATTTAGCTTTAACAACTGCTTTGCCAACATCAATTAGTTCTTTCATAACAGCATCTTTTTCTTTCTTAGTAAGCTTACCATCTGCGTAAGCTTCTTCTAATTTCTTAAAAACATCAACACATTCTTTAACTATATTTTTATACTTAGCAGCTACAAAAGTAGCAAAACCTGCTACGATTACACCTGCAAGATAAAAAGCATTTGACCAACTTACCCATTCACTCATTATACTAACCTCATTATTATTGATACAATTACAGGCATCACAAGAATACCGATAGAACCAACTGTTCTTATCATAGTTAGATCGGTCTTATTCTCTTCTACCTGACCATTAAGCTTTTCAAGATGTTTTTCAACTCTTTGAATACTTTTAAAAATACTAATCTGACGCTCGCCAAGTTTTACAAGTGAAGCTGTAGTATCTTCTCTATAGTCTGCTACTGATTTAGTGCCTGCCATTGATCCTGCTCACATTTCCCTTAACTTCCATCATGACATCTGAAAGATCATTAATTTCTTTAACCATATCTTCATGTCTCCTATCTCTGATATCATCAGATTTATTCCATCTGTCTATTAATTTAATTATCATTCCTTCCATATTCTCAAGAGTTTCACTTTGTCCTTTATTTTCAATGCGTAAATCTTCCAAGGCTTCCTGCTGTTTTAAACTTTTCTGACTGAGTGATACTACTAGATAAACAAACATGGCTCCCACAACGCCAATCATTCCAGCTTCGCTGTAAACGGCTAAAAAGTCTATCATTAATTCTTTCCATTTTTACTATGAATTTCTACATAATTATGTATTTTTGCCAGTATCTCGCTAAAAGACATGGCTTTTACTTTCTTTTTTTCTTTCTTTAATTTATTCAATTCTTATGTTTAATTATAAGTGAACCATGCTTCGACACAGCTTTATTAAGAATTGCTAATGTTTCTCCACCGATACAATCAGGACACCAACATTTCTCTGTACCATATTCAGGATGATTAAACTTAAATCTTTCCATTGTCTGTCTATGAGTTTCCTCAACAGGATTACCTTTGAAGTTAATTCTCTCTCTCCTTATAGGAATAAAATGAAAATCTTCAAGGTGATCATAAAACTTAGTTTTTTCCATCTTTACTGAGCATAATAAACATTTAGTCATTTTCTCTTTTTCTTTTTCCAGCTAAAAGGATTTAAGTTTAATTCTTTCTGATACCATTCTATTTCTTTCTCCATCTCAGCATATCTAGATTGCTCATCTGCAATATGTCTAGAAATAAGATCGGATATTTGATCATCAGCACTTCCCATACGCTGTTCCAATTCTGTGATACGACTCTCAATCCTCCAGTATCCATAAACCAATGCTCCGATAAGTACAATAATCTGCCCAAACCACTTGAGGTTAAGACTAATGACGGCATTATCATCAATAAGTGAAGTACGATAACTTCTTGCAGTGTTAGGTTTTCCATTTATGCCTTCGTCAGCCATGCCATTAAATAGAACGCTCCAAGCACAAAAACAAAAACACCAAGCCAGAAATAATATTCTTTATGATTACCCATTTAAACATTTTTTTAATCTATCTATTACTCTTTTATAAGCATATTTAGTCCAACCTTTACGGGCTATAATCAATATTGCTTTCTGCCTTAATAAAGCTTCTGCTGATTCGGTCATATATCTAACCCTCCAACAGACCATCCAGAATCACATCCAGATAGGATTACAGTAATTATTAATATTCCAAGTAGAATAAGAATAAAACCAGCAAATACTTTAAACTCATTCGGTTTCAACTTCTTTAGGCTCCTTATTCAAATCTACCTGAAGAGCATCTAAGAATGCTTGTTTACCAAATCGCAACTGAGTTAGATTAAACTCAGATGCTGAAACTTTTCTATCTAAGTCTGCTATATGGTTAATCATTGTTTTCTGCTCATCAGTTAGTTCTGACTCTTTATAGTCTTTTCCAAACAGATTGATTGGTTTTTCTTTTTCTTTTTTCGCCATCACAATCTCCTTTGTGGTTTGTTAATTAAACTTTTTTAAAATCTGCAATTGCCTTTGCGAGTTCATCGCTGTAAGATTTAGCACGTTCCATTTCTTTATCATATCTTGCTTTTTCATTCTCCAATTCAGATAAACTATACTTACGGCTTATATCTGGCAATGCCTCGCCAGTAAAAGCGTCATAGCTTTTTGACACCAAACAGATGGTATCGTCGTCCTGTTTCACGAACGAAGTTTTACTTGCGGATTTTAGTGTACTATATTGTGACCAATTCATTTATTCTCCTTTGTTTATTTAGCTTCTAATGCCGCTACTTTAGCGGATAATTCTTGTACTGCTTTGACTAAAATCGGCACCAATTTCGACATATCTATTTGTTGTGGCTTAATTTTGCCATCTTCGTTTACGGCATCTTTTTCACCATAGATAGCTTCTGGGACTATATCACTCACTTCATGAGCTAAAAATCCATCCATTATTGTAGAATCTGGGTCTGAAATCATATTAAATTTCTTCGGCTTTAATTGATTTATTCGACTTAAACCATCAGACATATCAACTACATTCTCTTTCAATCTATAATCTGAACTTGTGCCGTAAGCTGTTGTGTTTGCGGAAAGATTAGAACTAATTGAACCAACTAATGTATCATCGTCATCATGAAAAGCAATCATTCCCCTGGTGCCACTTGTAAGAGCGCATTCAATATCTACAACCCCAGTACCTCCTTCTGGACCCTTAATGTGCATTGCCCCAGCAGTAGACGTACTGCTAACACCAGCGAAGTATTTTTCTGCGTGAACAGTAGCCCCACTATCCGATGCCATATAAACTGCGTCTACATCTGCGTTTCCAAGAGTTACTGAATTATTACCAACCCCTGTAACCCCTGAGCCTATTACAGTTTGATTTGATGCGTTGTTTGCAGATGTGTCTGCACTTTTACCTATACAAGTATTATTACTCCCTGTGGTAATGACATCTCCGGCACTTGTTCCAAAGGCTGTATTATTATCCCCCGATGTAAGAACTTTCAGTGTATCTTTCCCCACCGCTGTATTTGCATCTCCATCTTCAAGCTCTTTACAAGAATTTTTTCCAATAGCTACCATTCCAGAACCAACATAATTAGGATCATATAAAGCCTGGTATCCAATCGCAATATTATTATATAAATTAGCATTCACATCAGCTTTTAAATTCAGTGCTTCAAAGCCGATAGCTATATTATTATCAATGTTACCAGTGCCTTCATCTGCCGCCCCCATGCTATTATAGCCCAGAGCGACATTGAAACATTCGGCTGATACTGCCGCCCCAAGAGTCAATGCGCCTATGGCAACATTTCCATCACCTGTTGTCATCAAAGCCGCAGAATTATAACCGACTGATGTATTTGACTGACCTGTTTGTAAGCCTCTCGATGATTTAAACCCTAATGCAGTATTCTTACCTTCTGTGGGTCCACCTTCATATATTGCTAATGATTCAAAGCCGATAGCTGTATTGCCTTCACCATCTTGACTGCCAGCTAATGCCCCAGCCCCGAAAGCACAATTGTCATCACCTGTTGTAAGTAACTTCCCTGCACCATGCCCATATAATGTATTATCGTGACCATTTGTAGTAATTGCATTTCCGGATAAATAACCCATCGTGGTGTTCCCGCTGGTACTGTCTAATCCACCAGATCCACTATCATTATTCGATAGGCTGATTCGGGAGTTGGAATTGAGTCTAAAATTTTCAAGGATACCCGATACGTTTCGAGTCTGAAAACTAATAGCAGATAATCGATCGCCTAATTGTATAAAGTTAATTGCCGCATGAGCTGAACCACTACTTCTATTGATTGCTCGAATAGTTAAATGACTGTTAGATGCCTCAAACTCTGGATTGTATAACTGGATACCAGTACCAGCTATTGCAGTAGCTGAATATGATGTATCATCTGAACTTGTAATTGCCAACGGTACTGGTGGGGATGCATTCCCAATTCCTACGTTATCCGTAGTTGCACCTGACTCTAAATATAATCCTGTAGGGGCGACTACGCCACTATCATTCATTAGCTCGACATTAGTGCCTGTTTGGCTATAAGTATCAGCCCTTTTTAAGAGGTCTTGATATGATGCGGCTATTGTTTGCCCTTTTAAAGTTGCCATAATTTTACTCCGTTAAGTTTCCTTGTTATTACAAATACAACTTACCGCCCGAAACTTTTCTGACATGGTTGTATCAAAATTCTTTATGTTACGTCTTCCCATTTACGATGCTCATTTTCCCATTGATCATTTACTAACTGCCAAAGATCTCTGGCAATAGCTGCTGATCTGGTAACAAAACTTCGTAAACCTAATTTTAATGCTAACATTATCCAATGTAAGCTATTAGCATCCCAGATGTAATATCAATCTCAGTCCACCTGCCAAAGATCGTAGCACCCTGTGGGAATGTATTACTATCTGCTATCTGCAAACCGCCTGACCCTTGAGTAGTTGTTTCTGCTCCATCTGATTCATTATGAGCAGCAGCTTGCGTATTCGCATATTGATCTTCATCTTCAGCTACTAACCCCCCGCTTGAATCAAATACAGTATCTTCTAAGAATGTTATTGCTATAAAAACAGTTCCTGTTGGAGGGCTTGAAGCTCCGCTTGCGTCTAGAAAAATAGATCCTACTTGACCAAATCCTAGATTCCCTGCCTCTACTACTGAATATTTTTGTTTTCCGCCAGCCATCTTGTTTCTCCTTTCTATGCCTTACCGAGCTTGACTATTCTCATGGGCATGTTGGTTAATAATTATTATACGCCACCGTCATCAACTATAGCGGCTACCTGACAAGTTACACTTCCTGAATGAGTATTACTTGGATATCCATAAGTACCATCCATAGTAACAGCAATTGCGTGAATAGACCCTAATGGAGTTGCATAAGTTTTTAAAACTACCATTTCACCAGCACCAAGATAAATATTGCCTGCTGTATTATGAGCTGGAGTTCCTCCGTCAGTTCTTATAGCAACACCATCAGTACTGGTAGTTGATATATTCTTAATAGCTATCCAAGCTACATCATCATCTGCTACAGCCGTAGTATCAGCGGTTCCTAAATAATCTCTATCTGCTACTAAATCAGCTGCTGAACTGACAGCAACTTCTGCAAAAAGCCATTTGTCGTTTGCATCTTTTGGTCCGTAAATACAATTTCCTCTTATACCTGATCTTATATCATCCATAAAAACAGATGCTGATAAACTTGCTATTCCTTTATCCGCCATAATTAAGCTCCCTGTTGCTGTAGTGTTTTACCACTAATTAATAGTTGTAAGCCTTGATTATATTCAGTATTTAACTGTTTATACTGACCTTGCTTCCATTGGTAGTCAGTAGAATGTTTCTGTATTTTAGCATTATAGTTTTGAATATCTGCATTAAATTTTTGAATAATAGCTGAAACTTCTGACTGATAATCTTGAACTTCAGAAGAATATTTTTGCAATAATTGAGCATCGTCAGATGATGAAAGTTGTGCATTTTGTATAGCAATTTGAAGATTTGCTTGATATTCTACATTAGCATCATTAAATACATTTAATTCATTTTGTATATTAGCCTGATATTCCCCAATCTGAGAATTAATTTCTTGAATTTTTACTGATGCAAGTTCTACATCTTCATCTGTTGATATAAAAGTATCTACAGTACCAAAAGCAGGAGCAACAACAGGTCCATTATAAACCGGAGCAGTAGAGTCAAAAGTAACTGAATTAGAAGTTAATACAGGCGGTACTGGAGATACTGGTAATATAACATCACTTATATCTGTTGGTAGATCAGATGTTTTATCAGCCATTAAACGCTGTAAACATCTTACTGCACCGCCAAGAACCAGTAAACGCTCTGCTTCCTGTGGGAAATTAGTAACCGTACTTCCACCTTCAACTATGGCTGTACTGCCGTCTGAAGTAGGTATTTTAGGAACATAATGTAAATGCCCTGAAGTAGCTCCACTTCCGGCAGCTCCATTTACATACACCTTTTCATCTTCTATGTAATAAATAGGATTTGTATCACTCGCTGCATATATGGAAGCTGTATCATTATATCTTGCTTTCTCAATAGATCTAATTTCTTTAGCAGGTAAATCACTTTTATCTACAGCAAGAACTTTTTTCCCTGCTGTTGTTAGCCCTGAAGAAGTAATAGCTGTTGTTTTTGCTACTGCTAATAATTTTTGAGGAGGGAGTACACTAATAATTTCTGCACCTATGTCCTGTATAGATGTTGTAATAAGGTCGTCATCTCCTACTGATCCAATTAAATCTTCTATTTGTGTTTTAAAACTCATCCTGATATTGCCACTTTAGTAAATGTTGTTGCTGTATTATTAACCGATGAAAAAGATGTTAAGCCATCCCATTCTAATGGAAGGCTGCTGGACGCTACAAGAGCATCTTCCCAGTTAGTAGCTGTAAGATCTTCCCAGTAATAAGTCTCTGAAAAGATTGTATCAAATGTTGTTGCTATCGGATTGACACTGCTGAAAGTAGCGGAAGCATTAGATACTGATGTAAAAACAGTTCCGTCTGCGTCTATTGTTGATTCTGTAAAAGCCATTAGAAGTCGTATTGTTTTATGTGATAGCCTGAGCCATCTCTTTGTTTATTGGCATATTTCTTTGCTTCATTTAATTCTTCTCTCCAGAGTGTCCTGAAATATGTAGCCTGTTGTAATCCATTTGGATTTGTTTCATATCCTTTTGCGATAGCATAGTAAGCTAAAGCATCATGAAACTCTGCTGGAATAGCTGGTTCTTCAGCAAGTGCAATGCCAGTTCCAGATGCTACAAAATCTTCATCCCTTTTTACCGCATGTACATTGACAGTCTTGACTTCGCTTACTGATACGTAATCTGTGCTGCTGTCGCTCTCTGATCGAGTTGCTATAGCTATAGCGTCTCTCTCTGTCCACCATACTTTCTTTAACGCACTTGTTCTTTCCGCTGTTGACATTAGGTAGTATCCATTTTCTCAGGTTGTCGAACCAATCTGGGTATTTCATAGTTGTCATAATCTACTCTTGTAATTTCTACTATAGCATCATCAAGGTTATAGTAACGCTGACCATCAACGGTAGGAAATGTATATAACTGTTTTAGTATTCTTGTTTTCCTGCAAAATTCATCCAGAGCTTTGTTTAAAAAGATCCTGATCTGTGTCTCGCCAAGATGCGGATGATGTTGCTGTACTGTTTCTATTAATTGTTTCTGTGTCATAGTATTAAGTCAGGGGAGCATTACGCTCCCCCAACTCGTTTGTTTAGTTATCAATCACTATCTGTAAACAATGCTGTTCCATCGGAGTCTGCATCATCAGAATACACACAACCTGAAACCATCCATTGATCAGATGCTATCTTTGTTAACTCTATCCATGAGCCTACTTCACCACCAGTATCTGCAAGATCGGCATCAAGGACAATATTACAGTCATTGGCTGCTGGTAAAACTGCATGAGCATAACCAGCTGTAGTAGATGCAAGTATCACACCTCCTACAAAATCATCACCACCAGAATCTGCAATATCTCCTGTCTTAATTGTATAAGCATTATCATTCGCTGTTTGAACAATGAACTTTACAGTAAATCCAGTATGAACATTTGCATCCGTTGGTAATGTAACTGTTATAGCAGAAGAGCTATTTAAAGACATGATCTTACCAGAATCAGCTTTTACAAGCGTTTTATCTGCAGTAACATCTACAACACCTGCTGTTGTTCCACCTAAATAAGGTCTAGCCATAATAAGCCTCCTTACGCTGTGATTTTAAACAGATGATGACTTTCAATTAGCTGTATACCAACACCTTCATCAGACATGTATTGATCTTTAACACCATCAAAGGCATTATCGGTCTTAATGTTTGTC